TGTTTACCAGCTCGTGCGCTCATTCTTCCCGGCGGCGCGCGCCATCCGCTACACGCCGGAAATGAAAACGGCGATGGTGCTGAAAGCAAAAGACACCATCAGGCGCGGGTGTCTGGAATATGACGCCGGTGCAACCGACATCACTCAGTCGTTTATGGCTATTCGCAAAACGATGACCAGCAGTGGCCGCAGCGCCACCTATGAAGCCAGCCGCAGCGAGGAAGCCAGCCACGCGGATGTCGCGTGGGCGACCATGCACGCGCTGGTAAACGAGCCGCTTTCCGCCGGTAGCGGTATGCAAGCAACTACAATTCTGGATATTAACTACTAATGAAAAAACGCCAACAGAAACAACCAAAGCAGACCAACATGACCGCCAGCGCACCGCAGAAAATGGAGGCGTTCACCTTTGGCGAGCCGTCACCCGTTCTGGATCGCCGCGATATCCTCGACTATGTCGAGTGCATCAACAACGGCAAATGGTACGAGCCGCCGGTCAACTTCTCCGGGCTGGCGAAAAGCCTGCGCGCCGCCGTGCACCACAGCTCCCCGGTTTACGTTAAGCGCAACATTCTGACGAGTACCTACATCCCGCACCCGTTGCTGTCACGTCAGGATTTCAGCCGCCTTGTGCTCGATTATCTGGTCTTTGCCAACGGCTATCTGGAAAAGCGTTTGAGCGTCACCGGCCAGCTCCTGAAGCTGGAAACCTCCCCGGCCAAATACACCCGCCGGGGTGTCGAAGAGGACGTTTACTGGTACGTGTCGGACTACACGCACCCGCACCAGTTCGCGCCCGGCTCGGTGTGCCATTTGCTGGAGCCCGACATCAATCAGGAGCTCTACGGGATGCCGGAATACCTGAGCGCACTCAATTCAGCCTGGCTGAATGAATCCGCCACACTTTATCGTCGCAAGTATTACCAGAACGGCGCGCACGCGGGGTACATCATGTATGTAACAGACGCTGCTCAAAACAGCACCGACGTTGAAGCAATCAGAAAAGCCATGGCTAACTCGAAGGGAATGGGGAATTTTAAAAATATTTTCCTCCATGCTCCTAACGGTAAACCGGATGGCATCAAGATTATTCCGCTGAGTGAAGTCGCCACTAAGGATGATTTTTTTAACATCAAGAAGGTGAGCGCCGCCGACCTGCTCGATGCGCACCGCGTACCGTTCCAGCTCATGGGCGGCAAGCCTGAGAATATCGGCTCAATGGGCGATATCGAGAAGGTGGCGCGGGTGTTTGTGCGTAACGAGCTGACACCGCTGCAGGAACGTTTCAAAGAGATTAACGATTGGTTAGGAATGGAGGTGATCCGCTTTAAGGATTACAGCATCGAGATCGACTAAACCCCGCCCCAAATGCCGTCTCCGGGCGGCACATCTTCAAAGCGTGTCAGACGGCGCACACGCGACGCAATCACCACCGCATCACATTGACCGCCCCCACAGCACAGCACGCCGCCACGACGCGCACAGACGCGCAAAATAAATCCTGTCATCACGTCTGGCGCGCAGTGCTATCCCCGCCTCGCCTGCACGCTTAACGGGTCGCTTTCAATGCAGGTGCATCAGCAGCTCTAAGCCGCGCCAGCACTGGCGCTGACTGGGAAATACTGGAATAAAAAACGAATGCAAACTCATGCAACGATGAATTCAAGTAAAACTGAAAAATGCTAACTTCAATTCACTGCCTAAATGAATATCATTTCATGCCCTTAAACGCGGCATAAGCACTTCCAGCCGCAGCTAAGGCAGAAAGCACCGTAGCATAGAGCATTCTTTTTTGACTGGCCGCATTAGCTTTGTAGCGAAGTTCATCCCTATTAATCTCTGACAGTGTTGTGAGGGCTTTACCAGTTGGCTTATATGCATTATCAAATTTAATTAAGTTCCCACTTTGAACAAGAGAATCCAGACACAGTCGAAGATCTTTTTGCATTCTTGTTTTATCATCATGATAAATCCATAATTTCCCAGCAACATCATTCATTATTACCCATTCACTAAAATGGTTCTCGCCTTGCTGCTCTCTATAGATCCTTACGACAACACTCAAAACATTCATTACATCTGTGATGTCTTGTTTACGCTGTCTATAGAGATATTTCTCTCTACTAAACTGTTTGTTCTCAAAATCAGACTTAATTCTAAACTTCCATTCTGAATACCAATTCAGATCCGATAGAGAATTAAAAACCAATTCATGAGCGTGATAATAATAAATCCCTGAAAAAGAATCCAATGTAAGTTCTTCAGGGCTGAGTATCGATTTTATACTAAATACATTCTCATTACCGTCCCATTTCCTTGCATGCACTTGACCTTCGATATACCGGTCAAAAAGATATTGCTCTCCTGCATTATCAACAATATAAACAGAATACATGTCATAATGTATTGCATTCTCATAATTCAAGCTAATTCTTCCATCATCCGGAGTTCTTTTTGCTTCAAATTTTTTAAGTGACTTGATCACATCCATATAACACCACATTTTCATTTTAATATGCATAGATTCTAACTATTTCAGAAGTCCAGTACCAGCTTGTTATTCCAATCATCCACCGACGTATAAATGAATTTTTTATCGCCATAAATCACCGTTGCCCCACGTGCCAGCGCGTCGAGCTCCCAACGTTCCGGGGTAATGCCCTCCTGAGCTAAATCGAAACGAATTTTTGCGACGCGATCCCTTTCGGCTTTTGTCATCCTAGCCGATGGAGCTTGTTCGCTTGTTTTAATCGGCGCACTTCTTCTTTGCTGGCGATTTTTGCGCGGTGCGCCAGCTTTTAACGCCCAGTTAAGCACCTTCATAACGTCCGGCTCATTCCAGCCCAGAACCCCGCTCTCAATCAGATTTAACACCGCTGCGGCTTGCTCAGACGGTACAGGGTTCATAACTGGATCGCTACCGCCGGTGAGCTTTCCACAGTTATTGACAGGACTCCGAGGCGCGGCAGAGCCGCTTTTTAAGGTCAAAGGCTCAACGGCCAAAACCTTTGGAACGATACGCCATTCGGCTGTACGGGTTACATGGACACGGTCAGTCCCGAGATGAGGGGCATAAATACCGACCACCCTCTCGATATCTTCCTCGTACTCGTTAACCTCATCCGTCACCTTACGGGCGACCCTGACGGCCTGAGCATCACGCGGCATGTTTGCCCCACCCTGCGCGATGATGTACCGCTCAAAGTCACCCTCATCTGCAGCAGCTCGCGCGGCCTCGACCCTGTCGTCAAACTCGCAGGCAATACTCACCCCACGTGGCAGTTTGCGCAGTTCGCGGTAAGCGCCCATCGTCGGGAGACCAATCGGTTTAAACTGAGGGATGCGCCATGTTGACGCCCATGCGGTGACGGCTTCGGCCGTATCTTTCAGAGGCTTGCCGGTGTCGTGATCGAGCTGGCCGTCGAGTGCGTAACCGTCGATATTTTTTGCAATGTATTTAGCGATATAACCCGCCGCTCCGCCCTGATTAAGATGGCGTGACTCAAAGCGCTGTTTTGACGCGCCCTTTTCGTGTCCGTCCTCTTTGAGGGCATAACGACGCATAATTTCGTTAATGGCTTTACGCTGACCGGGTTTGCAAAAAAGCATCATGTGCCAGTGTGGCGTGCCGTCGTGGTGCGGTTCGACAACGCGCATCCCGTAAACATCTAAATCGTTATCTTTGAAAGCTGTACGCATCAGGCTCCAGATTCGGCATAGATAGCGCTGGCCGTCTTTGGGTGTGAATGCTGTTTCGTTCCAGCCGTGATTAAGCTGTACCGTTTTGCTTTCACCTTTGCCAACCTGACGGGTCGGGTGATACTTCGATGGCGTGGTCAGCGTGATAAACATCCCCACGTCACCAACGCTGGTCGCGTAGCGTTCAATCCCGGCGATAGTATTCATCAGCTCCATACGACGTATTTCAGGGTTCGAAATACTCCCCATGACCTTGCTTATGAGGTCAATACGTTCGCCAGTGATTTTGTTTTCCAGTTCGCAGGATTTCAGGTATTCGAGATTAGCCAAGCGGCGCGCGTGAACATCGCGGATCGCTATTTTGCTTGCGTAAGGTGAACGGTCTTTGTTGACCTCACCTGCTGCGATGAGCAGCGCCTCGCGCCAGCGCATCCGCTGCGCCTTGAGCTGGTTGACCCACCACTCGTCTTTAATCAGTCGTGAAATAGCGGAAAATGCCATGCGGATCGTCATCTGACCCTTATGGTATTTTTTCCAGTACATCGGGGTGATGTTAAATGCGCGAGCAACACCGGCCACTTGCCCGTATAGGTGCGACTGAGCTTCATCGGTGAAAAGTGTCTCTTTCCCGCCGTGCGCCTCCGCCCAGGCGTCGCTTAACTCCTCGTATTTGCTCCAGAGCTGAGAGGCAATTCTGGCCGCAAATTTCCTGAGTTCTTTGTCATTCATATCTGGTAAGCGCGCATACTGGTCGCGCTCGGACAGAAAACCAATCGAGGCGGATTCATTCATCCCGCACAGCTCATTAACACGCTCAAGACGCGGCAGCAGCTTGCGCTCAAACGTGTTTTTAAGGAAATACAGCCCACCCAAAGGGCTCTTTTTACGGCGGATGAAGTTATAACGCGCTGTAAACAGGGTTTGCAGGAAAAATGGCAGACGGTCAATACGGTTTAAAACACCTTGCACCTGACGGAGTTCGGCACGTGTAAGGGGTCTGTCGCGGCCAATGGCCTCGCGGGATTTATTCCAAGGGTATGTGAAATCAGTCATGCCACCAAAAGCTCCAACTGTTGCGGATGCTTTGGCATTTCAGACCAGCATTGAATTGCAGGAGGCGTGACACTCTCGATCGCGTTTTTCAGAATAGCGCAGCGATCAATAAGAATGGCGGCTTTAAGTTCACGCTCACTCAGTTTCTGGTTGTAATCCGCCTCCTGAATGAATCGAGTTATCTCAGGGTATTTGCTTGTAAATTTTGGAATATTAGAGGCGAGATTTGTGCTATCTGCAGTAGCAAGCGGATAGTTTCCAAGGACACGGCCATCCAGCATACGAAGGCCATGAATTTTAGTTTTAAAGCTATGTTTCAGATAAATTGCATCGAATGCTTCACGCATCCTGCGATGCCAGCGCTCAGTCCTGATGCTGGCATATTCACAAGATGAGCCAAAGCACACCCGAGGCCATTCATTACAAAGCTCAACCAGTCGGTCTAATGACTCATGAAGATGCCAGACAGGCGCGGCTTTATCCCGGAAACAGCGAGGCATTGAATCGATAAGGGCATCATTGTCAGCTTCTCCACCCTCAACCACATCAGGAATAACAAAGAAAGACACCTTTGGGTGATGATAGTGGGGCAATAACCACCGATAAAACTCCTGCCAATTGATAACAAGACCACGTTTCCACGCGGAAAAAGCCCCATTATCAATAGCAACGGCGCAAGCATATTTAATCGAGGCGGCGAGCTGGTCAGGTCTGGCAAAAGAAACAAAAGCGCCAGCACCATTCACTGCAACACGATGAACGTTACCGGCGTCTCCCCATACTGGCGTGCCGTGATAATGGATAATCGAATCCGTCATCATCAGCACAGCCTAGCTCTTAGCCTTTGAGCTGAAAGCTTGCTGACATTTTTCTGCCAGCCGCTCAACCTGCTTTTCTAAATCCGAAAACTGACGGGACTCACCTGTTAAAATTTTATGCAGTAACAGACCCGAAACGAGCTTAGAAATGGTCGGGTAGTAACCCACAACGTCCAACCATTCCTTACCTTCATTCTTCCCGGATGTAGCGGTCTTTTTTTCCTGCAATATGAATTGATAGCGGTCACTGGTGATGACGTACTGGTTATTAATCTCGATGCGTATGCTCATTTTTGCTTCCTGTTAAAAGTGGTTAGCCAGCCCTACCAAAAATTGAGTTGTGTAACTTTTCCGACTCCTGACCTAATAACTCGATAATCTCGGTACGATTAAGTTCTGACTTACTGATGTGCGCGATAAGCCCGTCAAACTGAGAAGAGAAACGGGTCGCCGTGTCGCGCTGTGCCTCGCTTACTGCCTGCGCTAGAAGTGCCGAATACATCCCCCGTTGCGCTGTATTTTGTTTTTGCATTTGCCTATCTCCGGACAAAAGGAGTCCCCACGCTGTAAGGCGCGTAATAAAACGAATCGAGATTAATTAATGTAAATACTGCTCAGGTTTTACCGAGGTTAAAATGGTTGGTGCGTACTCAAAAAGGCTGAACAGCTCTCGCAGAGCGCGGAAAAGTTTGTCACGCCAATAACAGTCATCTTCATTCAAACGCCAGTGCGGCATCATAAATTCCTGCTCTGTTAGTCCCGCATGAAGAAACAGTGATCGCCTTTGGCTAACGGTCAGGCGGCTGATGAAAGTTGCTTTCGACACTCCAAGTTGGCGGTGCCGGGCGAATGCATTTCTCAATTCATCAAGCGCGCAAACAAGACGCTCACGATCAGCTTCGGTCATTTCCTCTAAGCGCATGACAGAGTGACGCTGTTTTAATTGAGCGTGGAAACAAACCGTAAGACGCTCCCGCTCCATCATCTGATTGTAAAAATCGCAAGTGTCTTGCCAGCGAGGCTGAGCCAGATACTTGCAGACCAGACCGCGAAGTGCTGTTGGTTGCTTCTGGATCACATCAAGTGTCATGACCGTCATAACCACAGTCCTCTCTTTTTGACCAGGCGGCGAAGCTTCTCGATAACACCCGTCTTACGGGTTCGGATGATGATGCCCTTGCGTCCGCGACCATGAGTGATAGTGAAGTTGGTAGGTTTAGGGCTTTCTCTTCGAAGCAACTGAGCAATACAGCGAGGTTCATTATTCATACTGGCTCCCCTAACCCGAGCCACATCAGCCAACCGTCTCTAATTTCCTTCGGGCGGCTGTCATAGGCCATCTTCATGCCCTTATTCCACGCTGGCAGGTAAACCCAGTATTCCCCTGCGCGCCCACTCGTTGACTGGGGATCAGTCATCTCGACTACAGGCAGCTTGCCCTTCTCAATCATGCCTTTAACTGCTGCGGGTGTTTTACCAATAAGACGGGCAAATTCCTGATATGGAACCGCATCTGTTCTGCTTACAAGCTGGTTAGTCATCTGCTACGATTCTCCTTTAGTGTGATTAATTGCTCTAAATAGGGTTTAGTTGCTCTAAAAGGTGATTCACCTATCGGCTAGTTAAATCTACGATAGGTGATAATGTTCAACTATAGGTGATTTTATGTCAATACAGATCCATGAAAAAATCAAGCTGATAAGAGAGTCAGAAAGGTTAAATAGGCGACAATTCAGTGAGTTAACTGGAATCGTTTACGGTTCTTTTTGTAGTTATGAAGCCGGTGACAAAAAGCCGGGAGTCGAACAAATCATGAAAATCCTCCAGCATCCGCGCTTCACGAAATACACCATGTGGTTTATGACTGATCAAATAACACCCGAAGCTGGGCAGATTGCACCGGCTCTCGCGCACTTTGGGCAGCAGACAACAACGTCACCCCACTCAGACCAGAAAACTGGCTAACCATTTACGGCGCTTTTTTGTGCAGCAAATGCACAGTGAGTTTTTGCTATTTAAATCAGGAAATTGAAGTACGCAGTAACATCATCGGGAGGCTTTATGTCTGTTAAAAAGCTCGATGATGGTCGATATGAAGTGGACATTAGACCGAGCGGGCGTAACGGAAAACGCATCCGTCGGAAGTTCGACAAGAAAAGCGAGGCGATGGCTTTTGAAAAGCACACTCAATATAACCATCACTCAAAGGAATGGCTCTCAAAACCAACGGACAAACGCCAATTGTCAGAACTGAAAGAGTTGTGGTGGAAGCTGAAAGGTAAACATGAGGAGCACGGTCAATCGTATCTCAGGAAAATTGAGCGTTTCGAAACGATGACCGGAAACCCGTGCGCTTTCCAGATCACCAAGAGCCTGATAACGCAATATTGTGCTCAACGTCGGGGTGAAGGTATTAAGCCAACTACCATCAACCGCGACCTGATCACGCTAGGTGGGATGTTCACAACCCTGATTGAGTCAGAACTGTATAACGGTGAGCATCCATTCAGGGGATTCAAAAAACTGAAAGAGCAGACAGCCGAAACGGGCTATCTCACTCTTGAGGAAATTGACGCCTTACTTGCTGCGCTCTCAGGTGATAATCGTAAAATTGCGGTTCTGTGTTTGAGTACCGGAGCAAGATGGGGAGAAGCTGCGCGATTGAAGGCGGAGAATGTGATTCATAACCGGGTGTCTTTCGTTAAGACGAAAACCAACACACCGCGCACGGTCCCGATCTCTGATGACGTTGCGGCTTACGTAGTCGGCAAAACACGAGGCTTTCTGTTTCCTGATGCCAGTTATGCTGAATTCAGGCGAATCCTCAAAGAAGTTAAGCCCGACTTACCGGCGGGGCAAGCAACACATGCGTTACGACACTCTTTCGCCACGCACTTTATGATTAACGGGGGCAATATCATCACACTGCAGAGGATCTTAGGTCATACGAAGATAGCGCAGACGATGGTCTATGCGCACTTCGCTCCTCAGTACCTGCAGGATGCGATTTCGCTTAACCCGTTGAAGGGTGCAAATGGCTGTCAGAATGTCCACAATGTGTCCACACACTAGCCGCTTTTTATGGCTTTTGGCTGCTAGTAGTAAAACGTGAAGCCTTGTCTGGCGCGGCTTCCCAGCTACGCCAGACATTAAAAAGGCTCCCTCAGGAGCCTTTTTTAACCATCAATGCAGCGACGCTAACCTCGCCGCAAACCCGACAAACAGTAGCCCAATCAGACCGT